TAATTATAAAAGGGGATTGTCACAAATATACGAAATAATGTGACAACCCCCAAATTATTATTTAATACTCACTACACGTTTAGAAACACTAGCTCTCATCTCACTCAAAGAGCTAACAATGTCCTCAATTTGAGCTTGACTCATAGCTGGAATATTGAATTCATGTTTGCTAGCCTCTGTTACAAATCCCTGCTTAGCCACTTCAGCCAAGTTTTCTAGTTCATTGATAACAAATGATTCATCTAGTTCCAATGTATCAAAATCAAGATCGTGAAGAATAGTTGTAGACTCTTCTGTAGGAACAGTCATAATTGGTAGATACTCATAACACCTACCTTTGAGATCACCTATACCTACCACCTTCATTGGATTGATTAGAATAAGAACAGACTGGTCACCACATCCTACATAGTTGATGTGATCAGAAGTGAAATGAAGTCCTGCATGAGCACAATCAGCTGTAGACCAATTACACTCTTCTGGAGGCATGTTCACCACTCTACCAATACGAATATCAAATGTCCTTGTATGAGCATCTGTAAACCTATTCTCATGCCTATTAGGAAGATCTAGATAGAGATCTGTTAAGTTACCAATAACCTCACCATTTTCTTGATAGATTTCTTCTGTAGCTACAGCAGAACCATCACACTGATGGCATGTTATATCCTCATCATCATCATGTAAATAATATCCTGTACCATCACACTCACCACATTCTATTAGTTCAGTTTTATAAAGATCATCTTTATGTACCATCTTATATTCACCATTCTGTAGGAACACAGTGTAATCATCAGGAGATTTCTTCCATACAGCCTTCACCTTGTTATAAGCATTGCTTACAAACTGTACAAGTTCTGTGCCACCATGTAATGTTACAACATTCCTAAGAGCAACAAAGAAGCCCTGTTTAGTGATTCTGAAGGAATTCTTATTCAAGAAGTCATAAAGATCATTAGCCACTTCTGCTCTTGGATTCAAGCAACACCACATAAAGAACCTCTTAAGAGCTTGATACTCTTCATTTTGTGAGAGTTCAAATTCTAACATAAACTCTGCATATGTATTACGAACATCATCTACAATCTCAATAAACTTCTCTACTAGGAGCTGAGGCATAGTTCTGCCTGTACCAGCCAGTTTAACAGAATTACCCTCTATTTCAAAATCCTTGAGTCCTGCAAGTCTTTGAATTCCTTGCTGAAGAGCTTTAATACGCTTAGCTTCAGCTTCTTGTTTTCTTCTTTCTTCTAACACTTCCTGTGTTGTACAAATAGTGTACAGTTGTTCCTCTGAAACAGCATTACGAGCTCTTTCAAAATCCTCTTGTGTAGCGTTTGTCTTAGTGAGAATGCTTCCATCATTAAGAACAATTGTAAGTACATCGTTAACTAGCTTAAGCCTTATGTAAAGCTTACGGTCTACATCATAATCATCTCCTGCAGGAATCTCATTGTCTTCTTCTTCCATTAGATTTTCAATCTTCTTTGCGATTGCTTTTTCCACAGCGTGTTCAATTTTGCTTTTGAACCACTGCATACTGAGAAATTTACTCATGGTTTTGTTTTTTTAAAAGTGTTTTCTACGTTTTTTCTTCAATAAATAATCAATAAATACAGCTATCCAGGAGACAAATCCTATAGGCCATGCTAGAAACCATATGATTGGCAATAACCAATCACCATCTGTATCTAGCTTCCTAACAAAAGAATTGAGTGCCCAATACAGGCACCCAATCACTACATAAATAAATGTTACACTCATATTAATTCTTCTATTTCTGATTCAACCATAGGCTGTACAATGTCTTCATTAAGTCTTACATTATAATGCTTCCAGTCAATCCTTTGTTTATAATACTTAAACAGATCACGAATAGCGTCAGTCATACCATCCCTATCTGATCTATATGGAGAACATGCACTAAATACAGGCTCAATAAATGGTAGATTAGCAAACATATCCCTCAGTTCTGTATATGTGGAATAGATGCTGTGATCAAATAGATTATTCTCTTCAGCGAGTTTAATCATAGAATTAAGCATTTCTTCATTTCCATGCATATAATACTTGCTGGAATAGATTGTCAAATCTTCCATCTTATTAGCAATGTCTGTGGAAATTTCTCTCATTCTATTAATCTTATCAAACACAGACCTATAAGTCTCACGTTGAAACTTGTATATCAATGCTGCTGTTACAGCTCTTCTAAATACTATGTGCTCTCCTTTCATAAATTTGTCTATATGTATCCAGTTATGTAAATCAATGTCCTTCAAACGTGTGAGTTCTCTTTCAGAAAACGCCATAAATCTAATATGCTTAGGGAATATAGAATATAGGGTGTCCATTTTAGTTGTCTCACTAGCTGGTCCATACACTATCAAACAAGGGCTTTGATGTGCTTTTGCCATTTGTATGGTGGCAGGAACAAATTTACTATACTGACCATAGACAGTTCTCTCAAGAGCTGATGCTAGTTTACCTGTCACCTCTCCTTCAAGCTTCTTACGTCTTTCTTTAGCTACAGCAACACCATTCACCACCTTAAGAGATGTCTTCTTTCTAGCATCAATGAATTGCTGAGGCACCACTAGATCATCTAGATTTAGAGCTCTCTTTGTAACAAGAGATTGGACATACTGAAATTCCTTAATCCTTGCACGCCAAGATTCTTTTGGATATTTGTCAAGATTTAGGATAGTGATATAGTTATCATAAGCACCACCACTATTCTTTGGCTTTAGCTTAAAGGACTTATCCTTTTTCACTATAAAGAATTTGTTGCTCCTATTAGATAGCGATCTTAGATAGTCTTTCTTAACACCAGGAATCCTGTCTGAATAGATGTAAACAGTTTGCTTTTCCCACACATCAGAGAAATTCTCATGTCTATAAGGCTGTCTAATCTTACCATTGCTCACCTCATGCTTTATTTCATATTCTCCTATTAGATAGTCTCTGCGTCTATTGTAATACTCTGCGGTTTCATAATACAGTCCTTTCAAAGATGGTGTGGCAAAAGAAACAGTGGCAAACTCTTTTAGAAGAGTTACATTTAATCTACCAGCATCTCCATAACCAGAAAGATATCTCTCAGATCTTTTGAAATAATTCATAGCTGAAAAGATGTCATCAGTGTCCTTCACTGTTTCATTGTATTTGTTTACAAAGAAATTAGCCACAGCTTTTAGTTTCTTCATTATAACATCCTTAGCTTCCCTGGTGTATCTGAGGGATTCCCTGTTTGGTGTAGGAAATAATCCATCTGTAAGCTTAAACCTAAGAGCTATTGGGAAATAGATGCTAGATATTTCAAGCTTACCAAAATCTAATGGATAATACACATTATCTAGACAAATGTGCAAATCAGAATTTTTAGCTAGAGAACTCCATTGGAAGTCTTCATGCCTCATAATCACCACCTCATCGTTAGACATTCCCTCTACATCAAAATATACACTCTCAAAATAAGCTAGCTGTTCACTAATCTTGCTTATAAATGTCCATCTATCTCTCCAGGCTACAGGAATAATGATCTTAACACCATTACGTTCTTTTGTAGGCTTTTCATAAAGAAGATCGATTGTGTTTACATCTTCTCCTTCATACATCATATATTTCCTCTCTACACCATTCTTTCTACATACAAAATAAAAGCTAGAAGAATATGCCAGAGGAGCCTTAAAACCTAGTCCCATCATACCAAGCTCTGTATTGCTATCACGCTTAGTTGATTTACCATACTTACTAATAATGTTCTTTACATCATCTGCATCTAGACCAATACCAAAATCCTCTACAGAGAATTCATAGTTATTGTCTTTGTTTGGTCTAAATCTAACAATAATTGGATCTGTGGTCCCAGCTCTTCTGTGACTATCCAGTGCATTAGATGCACACTCACGGATAGTAGAGCCAATTGAATCTGAATAGAGATTCTTACTTAACATCTGCATCAACACCTGAGCAGAATCTAAGTCAAGGGACATACCAATTGATTCCTGTGTTTGTTCTCCTTCCTGTAGAACAGTTGATTGTGTTTGTTTTTCTAAGATCATTGCTTGATGAATTTTAGTTTAAGTAGTGTTTCTTTTGATTTTTCGTAAAATTCTCTTTCGATTGGATCTGTAAATATTTCTTCTGGATTATTTAATTTTATGATTCTAGTGTCATGTACTACATTTACATAGCTTTTGTATATACACTTCAATGTAAATCCTTTTTTATATCTTTTAGTACGCCAGTCTTTTTGCTTAAGATCATCACTAAGCTTAGTCCAATCTTGATAATATTCATTTGTTTGTGATGGTGCTGAATAATAGAAGTATTGCAATGTACCTCTACCATCACCAAAATACCAACCAAATGACATACGATTCTGTTCAGCAATAGCAATAAAATCTCCTGGGTGTAAATCACCCCCAAATCTAAGTTTTCTCATTGTTTTTCGATTTTTAGAATGGCACCTTATCTAGCCATTCAATGTGAAAGTTGTTGTTGTCTTTTAGCACTTTGTTCACCTTTGTAAACACTCCTTCTGTATTCCAATCAGATTGTTTATAGGCTGCAGAGGCTGGATGTGTAAGAACAAAGTTCCAGCTAAATGGGCTTGTATACTTCTCATATTTAGAAGCATCCTTCCCTAGGAATATAACAGGCACACCTGTAGGTGTAACTATCTCTTCTAGAACATATTTAGTGAATGGTTCCCACAGTTCTATATGAGAACCTGCTTTGTTCATTTCTGTTGTAAGAGCTGCATTATACATAAGAACACCTTGTTTAGCTAAATAAGCAACGTCTGGGTTTTTAACATGATCTAAACTAAGACCATCATATAGTTCTTTCTCCACTCCATCATAAAACTTCTCTAGAGATGGTTGCATTCTTCCTGTTACAGAACATCCCATTAGTAGTCCATCTGCTACAGGTGCTCCATTATAGAATGTGTGATAGGGACACATGCCTATCATCACCACCTTTAGCTCATCTAGAGGAGTTTCTCTGAAGCATCTATATACAGCAGATGAAAGAGGGGCAATCTTCTTACCCCTCTTACTTTCTGCTTTGAGATATTTATAGATGTTGTCACATTCCTCACTCTCAATAAACGGTTGCATTTTAGCATGCCAGCTCTCGTGAAATTGATCTTTAAATAACTCCCATTTCATATTATATATCCATTGATAGTTGTCTAAAACCTTGTAAATCTTCTTGAGTGTCTCCAGCCATAACCATAATTTGTTCTGTTAGAGCTACAGGAGGAACCATTATTCCTGATTCATTTACAAAGAAAGAATGTGCATCAATATGGTTGTTCATCCATAGAGAAGGATGACTACCCTTTAGAGCATATGTAGTGTGTTGATATAGTTCCCACATGCTACCAGGAGCACCATAATCAAATGATGGGTTTGTCACTTCTCTTTTGATAATGTTAAGTTGTGTGCTCTCAATAAGAGATTCCTCTATATACATCCTACCAATAAGCTCAGCACATGTACGCTTTGTTAGCTCAATGTTCTTCATTCTCTCACGCTCACTCTGAAGTCTTCTAAATGCATCACCAGCTTGTTTGATGTATTCTGTAATAGCATTTGGAGTGAATGTTTGTATTTCACCCTGATGCTTTTTTCTAAATGCACCATAATCTCCTGATACACAACCATTTTGACAAATGAATATGCGTGTACCAATAGCAAACTTCAAGCTTAAGCTCTTATCATAGCTATTCTGCCAGCCAATCTCAAGCTGCATTTCACTATCTGCTACATTGGAAATAGTATATCTACCATTTGCAACATTACCTTCTCTAGCTGAACTATACATTTCCTTATCTAATTTAAATCCAGCACCTTGTATAGATTCTAATGTAAGATCCATCAATTGCTCATGTGTAACTGGTTTGTAAGTCTTTGTCTGTGCAGGAATTTCTGCTGTTAACAACAACTCTTTTGTTGTGTTGTAAGTTTGTGTGCTCATTCTTCTGTTAATTTAATTTTTACGCCTAAATATCTACTTAATATACCTTCTAGGTTTTCTATGCCTATGCATTCTATGTCATCTCCCTGTGTAGTGGATAACCATTCTATTTCAGATTGAATTTGCTCAATGAGCTCATTAATAGTCATAAAGTCCTTTTTTTGTTAAACATTCTCTAACTGTCTCAAGCCCATGGGCTTTTGCAAGATCAGCCCAGTCTTTTATTCCTTCTGCCAGATATTTACGTGGAACATTAGCATACCCAAAATCAAACAGCTTTGTAATCTGCTGACTATTCTGTACGCCTGTAACATCACTATCAAAGCTTAGGATTTGTATGTCAGAATTAGCCTTTAGATAGGCTACATTCTCTGGAGAAAAGCATGCTATGCCCTCATTTTGCACAGCACAGCTACATGGAAACACTTTCTTAACCACCATATAGTCTTTCTTGCTCTTGTTAATGAAAGCCATTTTACAATGCTTTATGTCCTCCTTACCATCCATAGCTGTAATAGGAACATTATTAGGCATCCATTTGGTCTTCTTATCTCCAAAAGGTCTATAAATCTTCCAATGTCCATCATAGAAATAACCAAACCTCAGGTCTGTATCCTTTAGATAGAACAGTTGTTTGTTTAGATACACCTTCTTAATGGAATAGATGTTGTTAGCCTTTAGATCAGAGATGTCTTGATGATATTGTGCCCAATATGCTAGCTCTTCCTTTGTAAACTTGCGTGTTACCACCTGAATTAAAGCATTTCGTTTAGTTATTTCAGGCTGTTTATACTGGGAAACAATAGCTTTATATTCCTCTGTAGAATTGCCTGAAGCTATTCCTAAACCAAAATCCTTATCTATATATCTCAATACATCATTGTGTGTACGAAGATTAAAGAGAAGCTTTACAAAGTGGAAACAGTCACCACGTAGATTTGTATCTGCAAAATCAATAAAGGATATATATCCCTTTCTATTCCCAATAAGGAATGAGGGATTGTTTTCCTTTCTGAAAGGAGAATATGTAACATGGTTAAGTTTCCAATCTTTATTAGGCATATACCTCATGAATATATCAAAGTCACTAATCTTATCAAGTATAGCTTCTGATGTAAGTGTTATTTTTCTTTTACCTGTTATCATATTGCAAATATAAAGAAACCCCCACCATTTCTGATGAGGGCTCTTTTATCAAAAGGGGGAAGCGGATTAAAAATCTGCACCATCATCAGAGATGACAGCATCTGAAGCTACTAAATTGTCTTCAGCATTGTATTCTTTAAGTTCTTTTAGAATATAGAAATCTTTGCATCCATATTCACCAGCCACTTTATTGATGAACTTCTCGTGTACACCCTTGCAATCTTTAGAACTCTTCTTGACAATAGAAGCAACCAATTGTGGGTTCTTGCTATAGTCAACATTTCTAAATTGCTTCATTGCATACGAAGGTAGGAACATTTTATTATATATTCCCTGATATTCTTTAGTTTCACCATCTTTTTCTTTAGTGACAACAGTGGCAAGAGCTACAACATTTGTAGACCATTCACCATCTATTTGCAATTGAAGATCACGAACATTACCATTTAGAAGCTTTTTGAAATCAAGCTGTAGTGTAGTGCTCTTATCTTTATAATCAAGATTACCAAGCCATGTCTTAAGGAACTCATACAATTCCTCTTCACCAACAAAAGCCTGACGATAATCTCTAGCTGTAAACCAAGCTTGTAGATCGTTCTCATCTTGAGCCCAAGTGGTTGTACCTACATTATTAATATATTGGTTCTTAGTTCCTTCTCTATTCTCTTTGAACTTATTCTCAAGGAAGAAAGACACTTTAAACTTGTCTTTGTTCTTGATTTCTTCAAGCCAAAAGTCTATACGAACAGTTTTGTTATCATCTCTACTTGTTCCCAAATACTCAACAGCTTTGCTATCCTCTTTTAGTTCCATACCAAGGATGTCTTTATACTCCTCAGCTGTTGGATTGACAGCAATCACCCTTGCTTCAAATAGTCCCACCTTCTTTGTAAATTCTGGTAGTTGTGTGCTTTCTCTTTTTTTTCCTCCAATTGTACTCATTTTGTTTTTAGTTTTTATTGTTTGTAAATGTTATCCCAGTATGTAGTTATTCCATTATCAGTTTGCTTAGAAATAAGAATCCTACCCTTAAGATGAGGAGCCCTACTTCCTGCAATAATACTATCGTTTAATACATCAAAATTCAAATACCTTTCTGGTCCATCAGCTGTTAGTTTGCACAGAGCTGTTACCTTAGATGCAAATATAGTTTTTAATTTACCTGTGAGTGATATTTCTGATCCTACCACTTCTTCCTTACCATTGTCCTTAATATACTTATCAGCTACGTGAGCTGCATAAATCCTATATGGACTGATTTGTCTAAAGAATTCTATTTGTTGCAAGAACCAATCCCTTGTGTGCTTATATCCTGCACCTTCAGGTAGTGTGAGAACAGATTTCCAATCAGGATCACCATAAGGAATCTTTTCACCATCTGGAGCAGAGTTCTTTCTGTTGAACTTCTTTCCAATAATGCTATTCATATAACTCATTGTACCACCAATGTCTGATAGATCATCAAGATCTGTAAGACCATCAATAATGAGATAGTCGTATTTACCCTTATTCTCTAACAAAAGCTTTCTGTAATTGATATAATTTTGATAAGCTTCCCATTTGTTGGTTTCTTGTGTTGGATAGGTGGACAGCTTTCTTGCTGCAATAAACTCATAACCACCCTTCTCTAAGTCAAGAACAAGAGCATTGTTATTAGTGGTAAAATCACCAAGGATTGTACCCTTACCCATCTTTGGAATTGAAATGATTACTAAGTCTCTAGGATTTGTACTTTTTACTTGTGTTACTTCTTCAGGTAGTGTAATTGTTGCCATTTATTGTAGTTTAGTTATTGCTCGAAGATACAACAATTTCTTCTGACATCAAAATTTTTTTTGCATTATTTACAATAGCTGGATTGTTATAAACTCTTTGATAATACTTCTGAGCAGTTTCCAAATCTGTAGTGTAAGATCCTTCAACATAACGTCCATCTAAATAAATGTAATAACCAGGAACTTCGTCATTTAATTTCTGTTCTGATATTAATTCAATTGTCATATGTATTTAATTTTATCTTTGTCAAAAAATTCTAATGCTTTTCTTAACCATTTAAGCTCCACATCCTCATTAGAGCTAACAATATAAATGTATGCTTTCTTATCTGGAGTGTTATATTCCATGGCCATACACCTATTTATCTTCTGAGCAAGATTTTCAGCATTGCTATCGAAATAGTTGATAATCACACGGTTGAGTGGTTTGTATGTAACACCTGTGTTACCTATTTTCACTACAGCCAAATGATTACCCTTACCCTCAGCAAAATCCTCAAACACTTGTTTCTCATCAGATTTGCTGTGATAGGAAGGAATTCCTAATGAATCAGCTATTTTGGTTATTCCACAGAACACCAACACTCTTTCATCTTTGTGTTTAGCCAACAGTTTTCTAGTTGCTTCCATTTTAGCTACACTGTTCTGAATGATTCTCATTCTTGCTAGCCTGAGGAACATTGTGTTTTTTCCTTGTCTCTCCAGGCTATCTATCACCCAGCCATAACTATCAAAGTGTTTCTTTTCTGTTCTTTTCTTACCCTTATAATCATTAATCCTTTTGTCATCTAAAGGAACACGTATAACAGATATTTCATAATCCACTATTACGCCTTCTCTAACAGCTTGTTCAATAGGATATTCTGCTATAACAGGTAGGTCTAGTTCATCTAAGAGGGTTTTCTGTGTCCATGTGGTCATTGTACCTGTTAGTCCTAGCACCTGTGGATTGTATTCAAGAAGAGCTCTAGTTGCTTCTATTTGTGCCTCTGATAATAGGTGTATTTCATCTATTACAACAAGATCAAACACATCATCCTGATGTTTATGCAAAGACAAATGTGTTGTGTATGTAATATTCTCATTCTTATATTTCATTTCCTTAAAATCAGATTCCCAAGACTCTTTAATCTTATTATCTGGATAGGCAATAAGAATAGTTGTGGGCTTCATCTTCTTCAGAATGTTAATAGTTGTTCTAATCTTACCAAACCTAGGACATAGATTGAGAATACCCCATTTACCATTGAGCCACATTTCAGCAAATTCCTGTTGTCTTTTGTCTCTTAGTGTCATAAGTATTTAATAAATTGTCCATGTTGATCTAGCAAAGTCACTAATTCATATTTTCTATCATATTCCTCCATAAGGTTTTGTAATATAACGTTGATGTTATAACCTCTCAATTGAAGCTGCATAATCAAATTCTGGGGATCCAGGGGTATATGATTAAGCTTCTCATGTGTAGTGTAATGATGATAGAGAATATTGATTGGACTGTTAGTCTTCCAATTCATATATTGTTGTTTCGTCATAATTGTATATTAACAGTGTTGCTGACCAAAATAGAAACTCAGCTGTAATAGCCCAATGTCCATTTCCTGTCACTCCTGACCTATACAAACTAAATGTAGGAAGAAATACAATCTGCCAATATTCACGCTTTCTAAATGGAAATGTACTAAAACTTGTTAATTTTACCGTCATATTAATTGTTTAAGAAAAAACTTTTGTTAATTACAGATTGATAAATATCATCTGTCATATCCTTTTGTCTAGGTAGTTCTTTGAACATACCAATTTGTCCCATAAATCCTAAGCCAATTCTTACATCATCTTCACCATAAGAATTCTTAATTAGTCTTAAGCTTCTGTAATATTTAGCACCCTGGGCATCCTTTAGCTTGTTTAAATCATAAAAGCTAGGATCAGCCACCTTATATCTCATAGGATCAAATAGGGCTAATACAACATCAGCATCATTCTGTGTCTGTGAGCTCTCTGCAAAATCTTCCAATTGAGGCTCTACATCACCATTCTTGATTCTAATAGGATTAGAAATGTCACGATTGAACTGACTAACAGCTACAGGTGTATATCCATAGAAATCTCTGGCATACCTAAGCTCATCAGACATTTTATCAATAGCCTGCTTCTTGGTAGTTTGAACAGTGGTGGTTTTGAGTAGACCAATATGATCTAATACAACAATTGTTATCTCATCCTCATTATTAGGGAAATAACGCTTATTGTATTCATCCACCTGTTCTATCTTACCATTCTGCAGAGCATGTGCTTTAAGCTCTTTAGCAATACCTACAGCATTCTCTGGACCATCGATGATTGTAATAACATCTTCCATTTGACCTATATAGTCTTCATACATAAGGAATAAGTCATGCTCATCAGCAGTCATTCTCTCTGTCCAACCTAATAGTTTAGAGACAGGAATAGTGATGCCCTGGTCTACAAATATCTTTCTAGCCACCCATTTAGCCATCTTATATGTCCTAGAGCGTTCCATAGAACGATATATGATGCGTAACTTAAGCTTTGGGTCCTTTTGTGTAATATACCAATCAAATGGATTAAGAACAAAAGCATCATCAATGAAGCTAGTTTTACCTGAACCAGTGAGACCACCCACCAAGAAATACATACTCTTTCTAATACCAATATACCTATTCAGCCTATCAAAGCCCATAGGAATACCATTGTTTCTACCGTCAAGACCAGCTTGCACTTCTGCTTTTAATTGTTCAAAACTCATATGTCTGTACTATTTACTTGTTGTGGAGTGTCTATAACCTTCTTACCCTCTTTAATAAGCTCAATGAATGGCTCAAAGCTTCTTTGATTGAGAAATTTATCTAACATGCTGAGAGGCGGGGTGAATTTAACATCTTGCCAATAAAATGCATTCATCGATAAATCGATTGTAAGCGTATAAGC